AATAGCATATTTATTTGTTGACCCTACATTATAGTAGGGATGATTAGATGGGTTACCTGATACTACTGTAACTACAAAAGTACTCGTGGTGGTAGTAATAGTATTTCCCATAGCATTACCATGGGTAACACAGTAATATCTAGCAGGTTCTGTACCAGAAGTAGGCATAACGATAGTTACAGTTGCACCACTACTACCTGCTGTTCCTGATGATGTAACTCCTGTAGTAAACGCTGTACCACCTGCGTCTTTAAAACCTAAAGGATGGCCCGATACACTACTATCTGAAACATCAAATATATAAGTAAAACCTCTGTTTAATGTTAATGCAGGTGCGGTAACACCGTCCAAAGCAAACTTGTCTTGACCACTATCATTTACGACTGTCACTGTATAGTTTACAACAGTATTGCTAGTATTGTTGACTGTAGAGGTAGCTGTCTGAAACTCTGTTACAGCAGCAGTGTCTAGCTTTCTAGCTACTACAGCCCTGCCTGAAGATACAACTTTTAATCCTAGTATCTCTCCAGTGCCTGGAACTTCGGTATCACTAAACTTAGAAAAACCTTTTAGTTTGCTATATCCTCCCTCTTTGTTCGCCTCAAAGTTTTGAAGGACAGTAGCGGAACCTACAGCATTTACACCTTGTTGCAAAGGAGTTAGGTTAGAGATCAACCCACCCTTGAACTCCATAGGGAATGTAGACCATTGTGTTGGCATTAGAAGTGTACTCTCGTATCTCTTATGTACGGTGTTCTATTTATATTTATAGTACGTAGATTCTTAATTTGTTGTTGAAACTTTTGAAAAGCTAAGTCAGCAGCGCCTGTATCTCCCCTGAACTGGAAAGTGTAATACATTGCACCGTCTACTATAGCAAATCTATATTGTTCTGGCAAGGCTGGTACGTCTAGTGCATTCTCTAAATCGTAACCTGCTGAATAGTATTCATATACTATGGTGTATGACTTGTCAGGTACAGGGTGACATATTAGTTCTCTGCCAGGAGTTCTTACAATAAACTTTGGAACACCACGTATGTCTGAGGCAGTGTTAAACTCAGCGTCTGCATACTTTTCTAGCCACTCTTCATATACTAAGTGCTTTAGTTTTTCTGTTCCTACGTTAAGACTGTCATCTCTCTTTATACGAAAAGAGTTCATGTTTATTGTCTTTGCATCTGAAGGGTAAAAATATTTCATGGAACCTGCAGCTAGGACAAGATCTGACTGTACATGGTTCCAAGGCCATTCAAACTCTTCTTGATTTATGTGTCGTATCGCAGCGTTAACTGAGTCTTTTGCGACATTATAGTAACCTGTAGAGGTAGCAAAGTTTGTACTGTCTAGTGTAACTTCGTTTAGTCTAGAGTTAACATCATTAACTAAGCCAAGAAAATCATAAGCCATTTTTATCTTTCCCTAATAGGTAGTAGTATTGAACGCTCATAAGTAAGCCCTTGACCAGTAGTAATACTACACGTAGTTTTGTACCTTAGATTGTTTGTGCCTCCACCAAACCTTGCAGTAGCTACGTTGCCAGATATACTAGGAGCTACAAACTGTAATGCATTTACAGTAGTACCGTTAGATAGAGGTCCAGTCTTAGTACCGTTTTCATCCTCAATAAACCAGCTTGCTGATACTAATGTGTCAGATCCTAGAAACCTAGACCAGTCTACGCTGAAGTCTGCTGTTTCATCTGGATCTTTTTCAGGCCATTTGTAAGAAGACATCGTTTAATCCTTAATTAGTTATGTATACTACTCTATCCAAGTTAACAGGCTCTATGAATACTCTTCTGTCTTCTGGCATGATAAATACGGAACGTACTTGATTTAGTGTAGGGCCAGTAGGAGGTATTACTATTGTTCTACTTTCTGGACGGACGTAGACAGTAAATGTACCTAATACAATAGGTGCTAGTATTACAACAGTTCTGCTTCTATCAAACCTATCAGCTATACTGTTAAAATCAAAACTTTCGCCTACAGGATTGTCAAGATTTTGTAGTATGTTAGCAAGTACACTAGCTGATGTTACATTAGCTTTACCTGAAAGATTAGGTAGTGTTGTACTTATGGTAGCCGATAGAGAGGCAGGACTTGCGGTGGCTTGTGCATCAAAGTCTACAGAGTTTAGAGCAGAGACTATTTGATTTAGTGTTGCCAGTGTTGTGTTTGCCACACCGTTGATGGTAGGCAGGTTAACTGCAGAAGGACTTACTACTGCAGTGGGTGTTATGTTTGCTATTGCTGTTGTTGTTACAGAGTTTATGTTTGAGGCGGTTAATACACTGTCAATAGTTATACGTGAGAATCCACCAAAGTCAATAGCTGGTGTTGCAAAAGTACCACTAACTGCTGGTAAAGATGTGTTTGCAATACCTGTAATCGTAGGTACGTTTGTAGCAAAGGAAGCGCTTACTGATGCAAGGTTAGTAGATAGACCTAGAGATGTGTGTTGCGTTGCTCCAAACGGTGCATCTGAGAATGGTGCAAAGCCAAACATTATCTATCCTACTAATCTATAGTGCGCCCAAGCATATCTAGCAGTATCAGTTCCTTGATACTGATTTAAAGTATTACCTACTACAAGATCTATATAATCATTTGCAGCAAACTTATATTCTAAAGTACCTCTAGGCGCTCTAGTTTCTACATACGCTTTAGCAATGACTGTGCCGTTCTTACGAAAATCAAAACCATAACTAGAGGATGCTTGTGATAAAAGTGAACAAGTTATGGCATATATACCATCTACAGGACAGGTAAATCTATAATTTGTTGTATCATAGTGTGAACCATTTGACTGAAGAATATTGTCAAAAGGAATTACACCAGTAGCCACTGAAGTATAACCACCACCGCCAAAGTCTACAAGCGCAAAGGGTACTTGGTCAGGGGCAAGCCTAGCAAACTTTCTAGCGTTACTACTCATTGAGCTATCTCCATATTATCCTGCTATTTCAAAGGCCATACAGAATGACCCCATTCCATTGTCGTTAGTAGCAAAAGAACTTCCACCGCTATACCTCCACCAATAAGGAGTATAAATAACTTCATTTGTGGTATTGGGTGTGTCATAATACATTATAGTGGTTTGGCGTTGGTCAGTTTCACCGCCACGTTGACGAAATGCCTCCCTACCATTATCAACATTTATAGAAGTATATGCTCCCCCATTGATACTTCGGTAAACCGCAAACGAACCAAATGTCGCTGCTCCCACATTTAAGTGAGCGTTCATCATCCAAAGAATAGTGCTGCTTGTTGAAGTTGGAGTAATTGCAACTCTATAAACACTGTTTATTTCGGCTGGTGTTCCACTGGTAGTGCTGTTAACAGCATCTGAAATAGAGCTTTTTACAGTTTGAACAATATGCCCAGCAGGAGTAACTAATCCTGCACTTGCATTAATGCTACCAGTAAAAGTACCACCACTTGCAGGTACTGCATCACCAACGCTAAACGTATTGTATTTAACAACCTCTATCTCATCACCTGCAGCAGCAGCAGTTGTAAGAGTAATTGCTGATCCGTTACTGGTGTAGTCTGTTGTCAGATCTAAAAGCAAGCCATTCATAAATACCTGTACAAAACCTTGTGTGTGAGCTATAGTAAATGCAGTCTGACCTGCAGTAGCAGTAAAAGTAGTACTGCTAAAATTACCAGAACCCATGAGGTTTGATAAGTCTCTAGCTCTTGTCATTTAGTTTATCCTAACAGGGTGTCTAAAGTTAATGCTTTTAAAGCGTCAACGTCTGCTGCATTAGTAATACGAGCATCTGCTGGTACATCACGTAAAGCTTGTTTCTGTGTAGCTATAGCAGCAGCACCTGACCCAGCTTCTAAGGCTTTCATGTAAGATACATCTAAAGCTGCTAAACGTTCATTACGTTCTGCTCTTAGATTGTCCTTATGTATTTCTTTAGCCTTGGTCATGTTTATTTCAACAGCGTCACCGTTGTATTGCCAAGCACCTCTGAAGGTTCTATCGCTAGGTACTGTTACAGAAGATGCATCACGAACATCTCCGTTAATATTGATGTATGTTGTCATTGTGCAATTCTCCATGCATTTCTAAATGAGCGGTCACTAGGGATCAGTTCAACAGGTACAATCTTTAAGATCGTTCTGTTTCCTTTGTAGTCTCGCCAAGTCTCTACTGGGCAGTCCTTCATAATTAAATACTCTATTGCTTCCTCTTCTGTCATAGGACCAATAGGTTCAGCGTATGGGTGTTCCTTTGGTTCTCCATCGGGTACATCTCTGTCACGCTGATAGGTTTCTATCGGTGGGAGTACGCCGCCAGTCAAAGCACAAGCGAGCCAGTTTGGATCTGGTACTAATACCTTAGCTGGTGCATCTGGTTCTCTAGGGTCTTCGAACAACACTCTGTACTTAGACTGTACAGGTTTTAGTCTTGTCTTAGCTTCTGCTAGTCTATCCCAAAGATGTCCGTGGGTCATGCTAAGTCTCCGTGAATAACATAGTGAACATAATCCATATCATTCCTTGAGCCAGAATGATAAATTATCTCAGAGTCAAAATTAGAAGCAGTAAGCGCACCACCATCAGGAGCTATAAAAGAATAATAATTTGTTGATGTACTTCCAACCACACTACCTGAAACAGTGTAAGTGTCACCAGACATGTTACTAGCAAAATTTGGTCGGTAATAACCACCAGCTAAGTCCGTTGTACTCGATATGTTTAGGCTATCTCTTGCTGCAATAGTACCTGTACCGTTTAAATTTAAAAAAGCTTTAGCAGCACTCTGCTTAGTCAAAGCAATAGGGCCGTTACCTGTCTCGTCACTAATTGTTGTTGCTCTAATCTCAGACAACTGACAAGTTCCCCCCTGTTGCTACGGTCAATGTTACTCCTGATGCCAAAGTGATCGGACCACCCACAACGGAATTTTCTGTAGCAGCTATTGTTACGTTGGTACTTAGGGTTTGATCATTTCTTCTAAACATACCAGCGCCTGATCCTGTAACGCTACCACTTTGTGTTACACTACCAGTAAACGTACCACCTGTAGCAGGTACATAGTCACTGTTAGGTATGTCTGTCTGTAGAGCTACAACACTAAGTATATCGTTTAAATTAGCTGCAGATGATAAGGTAACTGTATTGTTGTTAGTTGTGGAAAAGTCGCTCTCGTCCATGAGTATGCCATTGACGTAGACCTCCATTTGTCCATCAATAAAACCTAATGTCTTACCATCATCGTCAGCACCTGTAAAAGCTGTTTGACCTTGTGTAGCAGTGAAGTCAAACTTAGCTCTTCCAAATGATCTTACATCTTTAGGTTGTGTACCAATGTACGGCATGTTATATCCTTACGGTTTTGTAGGCCATGTTACATCATCTAAGCTTGTAGCACTATCTGTAATGTCTCTAAGAGCTTGACGATATGTAGTTTGCTCAGATGTCATGGTACGGTCTGATACAGCCCACCAATCTGTTTCAGCCAGTCTTTTGTTACGTTCTTCACGCAGTAACCTCATTGGTTCTGCATTGATTAGCTCAGTCTTCTTAGCTGAGACTGTAGCCCATGTAACACCAAAAGTATCAGGGTTTGAGCTTTCTATAGCAGTGCCGTGAGCGTCTGCCCCTGTTACCTTGCGAAACATGGTAAGCCACTCTTCTTCTGTCGTTGGCTCTCCTCTGAGAACCCATTCTGTTATACCTAATTCGTTAAGTGCTTTGGCTATGTCTGTCATTGTGCTATCTCCATAAGTGTCATGCTACTCCAAGGCGGTGGAGTATACCCATCACCTGCATGTGATTCTGAACGGTTAAAAAAGA